TTTTCTTTGTTTTGGGTGTGAACGATAGTACCCATTGGACCGGGGATGATTGGAAAGTCATCCTCTATGAGCACAAGGCGGGTGCGGTTTACGCTGAATACGTCTCCGACGTGAAGGATGTCACATTCCCTTTCGACGATCTGGTACTTGAGCCAAGCGAGGACTGGCGTTTTTGCGGCAACTCCTCCTTCAGTAAAGACGATATGAAAAGAAGGTCTGTTCCTTGCATCATTGTCGTACCCGCCGGTCTCGCAAACTGGATGGAAGACAGCTTCTCCCGCTGGATCAACGATGACCGCGTCACAAAATACTACTTTGGAGATACGATATGACAACGATTGAAGGCAATATAGTCTACGAGCTCGGCGACAGAGTGCGAATCGTAGATCGCTGGGATCCTGGCGGCGCGTGCTATGAAAACGAAAGAGGAGAGATGGACAAGTATCTTGGCACCGTCATGACCATCGAGTCTGTCAAGCTTCTTGGCGGCGATCCTGCCAGGCCGGAATACAGAATGGTAGAAGACAGAGGCGAAGGCCCCTTCTTTGGCGGCTGGTTCTGGAACAATGCTTGCATTCAGGAGCTCGATCAGCCCGCGCCGAACGCGTATGACTTCTACGACATTCTGAAAGGGTGATGCCTGTGAAACTGTTATTTCTCGACGTCGACGGCGTACTGAATTATGATCGATGTAAATACAGTGTCGGCATTTACTACGGCGTCGACCCGGAAAAGGTGAAGCTTCTGCGTAAAATCATCGACGCCACCGGTGCAAAGATCGTTCTGTCCTCTACATGGCGGCGGAGTATACTTGTCGGTATGCCCCTGGAGCTTCAGGAAGACCCGTTCGCAATCGAGCTGATGTCAAAGCTGAAAGCCGAGGGTTTGAAAATCTATGATATGACTTCTGTTGATGAGAACGACGGTCACAGAAAAGAACAGATCGAAGAACTGATCGCTGAATACCGCCATAACGGGCAACCGGTGTCCCATTGGTGTGTGCTGGACGACGATATCTTCGAAGGCTTCGACGAGCCTGAGTTCAATCAGCATTTTGTCAATACGAAGTTTTATGAAAACGGCTTGAGCGAAGAGGACGCGCAAAAAGCAATAGAGATTCTGAACGGAGGCGCGTGACATGTTGAAATATCTTGATCCGGACGATCTTCCGGTCGGCTGGAAAGATCTTTGTGTCAGCCTGGACAGCGATATTCAACAGTTGGTCGACGACGGCGTCGTCAAAAACTTTTACGTCGAGGAGCTGAAGGAAAAGTTCGGCGCGCTGCGACTGTATTTCACAGCTGACAGCGGACAGTCTGAAGCGTATCGTCTGATCGACGATTACACCCACGTCAGCGCCTGGACCTGTGCCAAATGCGGAGCCTTCCCGGCCGTCAAAGAGACCGTCGGCTGGATCTATCCTCTATGCTGTCACTGTTCCCCTGAAAACGCTGAGGATCTGCCGCCATTTGATCCGCAGCGCCAGGTAAAAATCTGGCTGCCGGACGGCTCGACGCGCGTTGAAACCTATGATACCTCCAGCGTCGTCGCCAGAATCGCGCAGAGGAGAACATGATGTCTTATGCTTATAAGCCTGGAGATCGTGTGCAGGTTGTTGATCACTGGCCTGCGAATAGAACCGCATGTCAAAACCCGGAGGGCCTGATGGACCGCTATCTGGGTGCTGTCGTTACAATAGATGGCCTCTTTGATCATTATGATCCGAATCCGCACTACATAATCAAAGAAGACAATCATAAATGGTGCTGGAACAACGCCTGTTTTAAAGGCCTGGCTGTCGAGGTCGGCGAGGCTGAGTTTCTGAACATACTGACATAAGAATGCTGATCATTTGGATCCGATCGCTGCATTCGGTAGAAGGCGTACACTTTTACACACTACTACACACTCTGACACAAACAACAAAGGGGGTGATGCTATGGACGTGGGCGGCAATTACCCATTGGATTAGCATCGCCCCGGAAACGGGGCTGAGATGATAGCGATTAAAGATATCGAAATGCCATCGTGCTGTGATGAGTGCTTCGCTCTTGATGACAATGGTGATTATCCAATGTGCCGTATTACCCACGACCAGCGCGGATACGCCTTCAATGCGCTAAACAAGCGAATGGATAGTTGCCCGTTGGTTGAATCATTAGTTGATAAGATAGTTGTTATCAAATAAAGAGGGGGCTGTCAATAGGAGTTTATATGATATTCAAAAGATTACGCAAAAAGCATGGATTGTACGATCTCCGAAAAGAAGTTGCCGCTTGGGTCGAGAAGAATATCGGGGCAGAATACGTTGAAGAAGCGCTCGATAAATACGACAAAATAAACAACGGTGTTCCAATCGGAGGGTTCCAAGAAACAGTTGTATTTCTCCATATGATCGAACAAGTCAAAGCTGAAGTATTGACTTAAATAACACAGTAACACCAATGCCGAGGGGTGTCTGATGGATGTAAGAGGAAGGGGCTGGAGTGGTCAGAGCATTATCCAGCGGGTAGGCGTTGATGTATTCTAAATAGGAGTATAAAGCATATGAAAGTGTTGCGAATTATCGGCGCTGGCTTGCGTATCGAAATGGAAGACGGAGAAACGCAGAGGCAAGCTGAAGAACGTCTGTTGGATACGTTAGAAGAGGCTGGCATAACATGCTGGACGTGGACAAAATCAGAAATGGAAGAAGATTAAATAAAATGGATTGTCCTTGGTATTTAGGGTTTCAGGCCACAGAAGAATGCCTCAAAACATGCACCATCACAGAAGAAAACCGAGATTATTCGATATGCCCAGAAAGCACCAGCGAAGATGATGCTTATATGGATATGGCTCAAATAAGAGGATAATCGGTGACAGTATGAACAACGAGCCCTTACAAATTGTCATTGACTATCTGTACAGCAACAATGTTAGAGCAGATATAACAGTCGAAGACTTGGCTGAAGACATATTGGATTTGTTGTACAAAACCGATAGAAATCCATGCCATGATTGTCAAGAATTTGTATGTGATGATTGTGTATATGCAAAACCAATAAGAGGATAAAGTATAGGAGTTTATTAATGGCTGATTATCATGTTGGCACGGGTGAAATAACAGGCGAAATCTATGCTGGCATATTGGCGAAAGACGGTAAATCATGGAGAGACCGTTCGATTGTAACGGATGCGGCAATCTGTGCTGTGCGAGATCATCTCATCAATCAAGTGAATCAAGATAAACAGGATTGGTTTAGTTATGAGTGGTCACGGAAAGATGGCAAGAAGGTCGTATTGAGCATTGCTGTCAAATGAATTAAATAGGAGCTATGAGTTATGATCGAAGCGGGATTGAAAAAGGGCCGAAAGTATTATCGTATGTGTGGAATTTGCGGGAAAAGGTATGAACAGAAAGAGATGAAGAGAACAGCGTATAGTAAAAACGGGTGGCTTTGTAAAGAGTGCTATGAATCGGATGAATATTTAAATTTTGACAATAAAACAGGAGACCCGGTCGGATGGGATTTTAATGAATGGTAAAAGAAGTGTAGTGACTTATTTAGGAGCTTGCAATATGGGAGGAATTTGTGACAACTGCCGCAATGCAAACCAATGCGACAGCGCAAAAACGATGCTTGGTATCAGGATTGAGTGCAGTATGTTTATCCCAAATGACAGAGTGCCTTATGAGGATGAGATAACGGGCCTTGTTTCGACCGTAAAGCAGAGCAACAAGGTAACTTAAATAGGAGTTTTAATACATGACAAACGAAGAAGCTATAAAAGCAATCAGGGCTAATTGGCCTCCCGAAAACTACTCTATTCTTCGTGAGGCGTTGACGCTTGCTATTCATGCTCTTGGCGAAGAACAGTCTTCAAAAGGTTGCTCTTATTATGCTGAGAATAATAAGAAACCTTATTGCACTCATGATTGCTATAGGTGTATATGGTACGTTTAATCAGATCATTTTCGTGACGCCAAGAAAATGATTTAAATAGTTCTGTGAGTAACCGACAGCCATGCTGGTGTGAGAGGGTGACAGGAAATCCGGCCTCTGAAAGCTGTCGGCGTGACAGAGAGTACGGGACTTGTCAACGGCGGCAAGTCCCAACCTCGAACATCAATAAAGGAGACTACAAAATGACTTATATCATTGACCCGTCTGTATTCTATTGGATCAACGTGTTCGGGATGTTGCAGATCGTGCTCGCTATTCTCGGCAGTTTTGGCTTGGTTGGCGGGATTATCGCACAAATATACGGATGGAGTGGAAAATCAGACGCCTACGATAGAGAATACGACAGCGCAGCCAAAAAGTATGATTACGTTATTAATGATAAAGAAATGCAGGAGGCTTTGAAATGGATTAAGCTTGGCAGAATATTATTCGTAGTCTCAGTGATATTCATCATTGCTGCCATCTTCGTTCCAGGAAAAGTAACAAGCATCGAAATGTTGGTTGCCAAAACAGCTACGTTTGAAAACGTCGGCATGTCGGTCGATAGCATTAAAGAACTCATCGATTATATTGTAACGGCGATCAAATCTTGCGTTTGAGAACGTAGGAGTTTTATTATGGTAACAAAGGACAAGCCAAACAAAGTGACTACAACTTTGAAGATTGTTATCACTGGCGAGTTCTACGACGATGAAGCTTCAGAGGAAACGTTGAGATATTATGCTGAACAAGCACTTGAAGATGCCGGGTTTGATGTTGACGTATCTGTAATGCGTAATAACCGCCTCCCGTTTTCTGCAAACAGCAATGTTCAATGGACATAACATAAATGATATGGTGTCTGGTTCTCAGCGAGAGCGAATGCACACTGCTGGACTTAATCTCACGTTTAATTCATGAAGCCGTATTCAACAATAAACAAATCTTGTTTTAGAAACGAGGAATATTGAATGATCATAAACAAAGATACAGATAGATGGGATTGGATCGAAGAAATAGAAGAACCATGCATCATAAAAGACAGTAATGGCACATATAATAACAAGCAAAAGTGTCCTGTTTGCGGTGGCTCTCCAGCAATTCAGGAGCAAATCATATATCACGGAAGAAGAGATCACAAATGGGCTTGTATGCGATATTATTTAAGAAATATAATTTGTACGCAATGCAAATTGCAAACCGGTCAAGTTCTTTATAAGGAAGAATATGACGATTCCGATACGATTTATCCTGCTGAAATAATAACACCGGATGCGGAAATATGGGCAGCTTGGTCAAAACTGGCAGATACATGTTACGCTTGACCCTCATACGCCTCTGTTTTTAGCGCACCACTTGAGAGCATACGTTGCATTAGGCTTTAAAACCGCTGAGCCACAGCATCCAGCGAGGTTGTAACGAAAAAGATAACAAGGAGAAACAATGAAGAAACTCTGTATTGTTTTAATGCTTTGTCTGCTCTTCACGCGCGTCGCGATCGCGGAAGAGCAGACGGTGTCTAACGTCATCAAGCCTGATCCTTCTATCGAGCTTTTAACGCCAACGCCGGTGCCCACTCCAGAGCCTACGCCGGTTCCCAAGAAGGTTACCATCGCCTCCGATCGTAAACCTGTTATGAAAGAAGGCGCGCCGGTTACCTTATCCAGCAAGCTCGAAGGCTTTGAAGGGTGCGAAGTTCACTATCAGTGGCAATGCGACAAAGGCAACGGCTTTGAAGACATGCCCGGCGCAACCAGCGCCACGTATTCCTTCGCCGCCACAGCTGAAACATTAAGCTGGGGCTGGCGGTTGGTTATCTATTACAAGTAATAGTTATGACGCAAGAAACCAGCAAGATTTCATGTCATAATTGCCCGTATCTGTATGTGTATCTCCTTCAAGGCTTCGTCGTCACAGCATGCCTGACGCAGGAAGGCAGCAGACATTATGAAGTTGAACCGCTGACCAGAAGACTTGAGGCGCCGAACTGGTGTCCAAGAAGGCTCAATCATTCTATTGATGAACATTTGCGATATTAACCCTCGTTCCGAGGGAGAGGATGTTACAGCATGAGCCGCTTATAAACTCAGTGACGGTTATTACGCTTGCCATCAAATTTACAAAATCAACCTTTGCCATAAGCACCACCTCTCCTCGTATCCTGTACGTCATTGCAAACATGAGTATCCATGTCAACAACATCCCCCAAAACGTTTCCTGAAACGCTGACGACAGGTTCGCATGTCACCATGTGACTGGGCAGGGTGCCTCATCTTAACATTTTTCAATATCGCACGTCAATAAAATAGGCTATATTTTATACAGAATTTCTGTACGAAATATAGCCTTATTTTTTACCCTACCAAGTTATCCACCGTGATCTTGCATCCAAAAGTTTCCGCATAACTTATAAGGAAATTTGAGCAAAGATCAAACAATACACAAGGAGCGTGATCTTATTTCCGAATCTAAGCTTGAACAGTCTATCCTTCTCCCTGTCAGTCATCCGGCGCTTGACAAGACCCCTCCTCTCGCCTATACTGAGGCTGACTTGGAGCTGGTTGCGCACAACGCAGCGGAAATCGCTGTGCGCATCTTCCGGGCGGAGAAGCTTGACAACGCTATACAACTTGCTTCTGACATATCTGAAGGAGAAGATATGTCAAAAGAAATCCGTCGCGTCATCCTCGGGTTCAATGATGACGGCACGCCCATTTTCAAGCGCTTAACCGCCGCCAGCGTCTACGATATGAACGACCGAATCGTCGAAGAATACATACTGAGCGGCAGGATTAAAGAATTTCTTGACGTCAAGGAAAGAAAGACCTCCATCTCGTTCAAGGAATATGCACGCAAATGGTTTAACACATACATCGTCATCAAGAAGCCAAACACTGTCGCCACATATAAGAAGATCCTGAAAGCTATCGAGCCGGATTTTGGAGAGATGGTCCTTTCCGCCATCACAACAAACGATATTCAGGAATACCTGAACAAAAACAAAGAGCTGTCCAAGAAAACTCTGAAAGAACGCCTTGCGAGAATCGCTCAGATCATGGAGAGCGCGAAGGAAGACGGCTATATTCAAACCAACCCGGCCAAAAGCAGACGCCTCGTGATACCTTCAGACAAGGTTGAAACCCGCGAAGCGATCCCTCTTGACATTGTCCGCGCCGCTATACAAAAATCCGCACAGCTGGATGAGAAAAGCAAGCGTCTCCTGCTTCTTCTGATCACCACCGGAGGCCGCCGGGGCGAAGTGCTTGGCTTGCAATGGGGTGATATTGACACCGAAAAAAACGTCATCCATATCCGCCGCAATGTGACCCACGCCAACGGCAACGTGCCTATCGTCGGCACGCCAAAAACATCGGCCGGCTTTCGCGATGTCCCGTACGAACCGGCGATTCGTCCCGTCATTGACCCCACAGATAAGCCAAAAGACGCATACATCCTCGACGGCGAGACGCCTGATAAGCCCATGACGATGACGATGTACAACAACACCTGGCACCGCATCGTCAAAGCAATCCCCGAGCTTAAACCATACTCGGCTCACAGCTTCAGACACACATACACGACCCTGTTGAGCGAGTACACCGACGCCTCTCCCAAAACCATTCAGGCCATGGCCGGTCACAAAGACATCCGTACGACAATGTCAATTTATGAACATGCCAGGCAGGAAAAAATAGACAAAGCCGGCGCAGATATACACAACTTACTTTTCGCCTAAATGACACTAAAATATCATTTTCATCATACCGCAAAATTACTTGCTACCACTGAGCTAATCGCAGCATTTTTTCACCCGTTTTGGCACTAAAATGTCACTAAATCGCTGTTTTTACCCATCTGAGCCCCTGCACAAAAGAAGAAAGCCCTTGATTTACAAGGACTTTCTAAACGTGGAGCATAGGAGACTCGAACTACAGTCAGAGCAAGTTTTAATAGCGTTGTCATACTTCGATGTAAACACAAGAAGGCTAAGATTTTTAACTTATGTTTACATCAAAGCATGGTTTATCACATAATCGCAAAGCATATTTAAAGGGGCGCCCTATTAAAAGGGCGCCCCTATTTTTCAGATTTTCTTCATAAGATACTTGTCTAACGCTTCAGTTGCTTCTTCCATTTCACCTGTATTGCCATTGTGGATCGCATGATTCAGCAGAGCTTTGGTAGCCTGGCATTGCACACGATTCATTTCCCGGATGTTATCAATTTCAGTGCTGTGCGTATCGACAGTGATCTTCAGTTCTTTGATTTCTTTGCTTATATCTCCATGAGGTTTACGAATGTCTCTTGTAATTTTGATCACGTTGCCGACGAGGATATAGAAACCCATGATGGCAGCTAAAACAAGCATGAATATCAGAAGGTTGTTCTCTTCAAATATCACTTTGATGTTTTCCATTGTGTCGTCTCCTTTCTATCGACAACAGAGCGTTGTCGATTACTCGTCGCCTTCGTCTTTGAGTTCAGTTTCAGCATCAGTTTTCTTACCGAAGATACGATTGATTACGTCGTAGCCGCCGTTAGAAGCCAAAGAAATAACAGCGGCATTAACAATGTCGAGCGCAGCAATGTCCCAGCCGGTCAGCTGACCTGTGGCAATCTGGCCGACGATCATAATAACTAACGCAAACACATAGCTGACCCACTGCGTCGGTACTTTGGCAAGCAAAGGCTTAGTGAATTCAGTCAGCAGACCAGTACCAGCAACACAGCCGGCAAAAGAAAGTAAATACTCCCAAGTAAAAAACGTATCCATATTATTGCCTCCTTGTTATCTACCTAGATTTTGGTCATCGCCGCCAACTTTGTTGCCGCCTATTTCATACCAAAAAATGTCAGGACCAAGTTGATACATATTTGCTAAATTGGCTGTATAAACAATACTTCCAGGAGCGAGACCGTCTCGTATTATGTACTTTAGAAGATCTGGATGTATAATCATAAACTCTTTATGCGCATAACCATAGTTTCCATTTGCATCTCCGCTTTTAATTAACACAACACAGTTTTTTATAAGTGAAATGGGGTATTCTTGTAGCGGAATTTCATCATCATGTACCATTTGTTCAATATCTATATATGGATTCAATGTTTTTAAATATGCAATCTGTTGTTCTTCAGACAAATTAATAAATTCTTCTTCTGTCATTTCAACCAACTCCTTCTTTGTATATTTCTTCTAACGCCGCCCATGTCTTTGACCCGACAACACCGTCAACAACAAGAGCGGAATCTTTCTGAAACTTTTTAACTGCCTTCAGCGTGTTCTTCCCGAAGGATCCGTCAACAGCTCCGCAGGAATAACCGATTGAATTAAGAATTGTTTGCAGTAAAGATACGTCAGATCCTTTGTTGCCTTTACGCACTGTCTGTCGAAACGGTTTAATTGCGGGGATGACATAGCCCTCGTAATCAAGCGCTGCTTTGACATCGGCCCTGAGTCGAGTCATCGTATATTCTTCCCAAGCCGTGTGCTTCTTCCCCCACCAGTGGTTTACATCAGCATGATTGCTGGCACACTTCATTTTGTGAAGCTCTGAGTGACACCTGATTTCCTCTGGATCTATACCATATTCTTTGCATAGTTCAGTACATAACCACAACACACAGTTGTATAAATATGCTGCAGCTTCAGGTGTATCTTTCTTTGTAGCCGGCTCGCAGATTTCAAAACCAACGCACCAATCATTGGCATTGCCTTTACTCCCTTTGCCAGAAAGCCAGGGCCGCACATCCCAATCTAAGCATTGCATAATGCCAGCCGTGTCGATAAAAGCGTTCGGGCACTTTTCATACGCCGGATCATTCCATCTTCGCCATCGTTCTCTGTTTGTGCCTTTACACCCGACGCTGTGAACCTGAATGCCTGTTGGCCGTCTACGTTTGTTTGCTTTGAAACATCGGTTGTTTGTCATAAAGTATTCTTCAATTGGATATAGTTCAGATGGGCCCATTGCAACCACATCCTTTACGCATATTTGCGGTACGCGTTCTTGACATCTGTTTTGTCGAGGACAACATACTGCATTGTTGTATCCAGTTTGTCGTGACCTAATATCGCGGCCACTTCTTGTATCGGCATTCCGTGCCGGATCAAATTAGTTGCTACAGTTCTCCTGAATTTATGAGGATGAACATGCTCAACATTTGAGTTTTGCCCAAGCTGTGTAAGCATTTTACGTACGGCGTTTGGCTGTAATCTTTCTGAGCCTTTTCCGATAAACAAAGCGGGATAATCATCCGTTCTTGTGTTCAGATATTTTTCGATAGTCATCGCGGCTATCTGATCCAAAAAGACAATTCTCTCTTTGTTACCTTTGCCAAGAACTTTGCATTCTAAATTAATGAGATCAACGTCATCTCTGTTTAGTTGCGTCATCTCACTGATTCGGCAGCCTGTCGCTTTCAAAAAACAAAGAATCGCCCGATCACGTATCGAGCGACAACCAAACTTCATCTTTTCTATGTCGGCTTCTGAATACAAATCTTTCTGTTTCTTTGTGTATTTGATTGCGCCAAGGTTTGCCGTCGGATTCGTTTCGATTAAGCCTTCACGTTGCAGCCAGTTGAAGAAGGAACTGAACGTTTGTCTGATTCCTTCAAGAGTACGGTCTGATATTCCTCTCGCCTTTTCGTCAGTAAGATAACGGCGAAGATGAAATACCGTTATATTCTTTGTCGGCACTTTTAACGCGTTGCGCATTCTGCCTATAATATACCTGTATCGCTGTATCGTTTTAGGGCTTCTGCCTTCTACAGCCAGAGCGTTTAAGAAAGCTTCGAGTAGATCATCATTCTGGTTATCGTCTACATCTAAGCTTTCTATATTGAATTTAGTTAGCTTATCAGATAAGATACTGAGTACAGTTGACATATTGGCAGCAGTAAGCTTATCTGATAACGCTCGTTCAAGTTCGCTCAGCAAAACAATCTTTGCTTCAATTGCCATGCCTGCACCTCCGATAAATAGTATGCGAGCGCGGCCTCAAAAGCCGCGCTCGCGTTTAACATTGTTATGTTTGTTTAAGTAGCTAAAGGTGTTATTTAAATACCGTAATTGCTCGAATTATTGATTGCAGTTTTTGCGGCAAATGCCACGCCACTATCTACATTACCGTGCAACGCACAATCGTACATTTTTACAGCATTGCCAGTGTAACTACTCCCGATTTCCACCGCATCGCTGTTATCATCCGAGCGGATTATAGCGTTTACAATCAACGGGTCAGCCGCATTGTCAATATAAACTGCGCTGGAATCATCACCAGCGTAATTATATTGCACATGCATGAGATATTTGCCGCTTGCAATATTGACCTTGGAACCGTTTCGCATGATGTAAACTCTCAGTCCTTTACCTGCGGCAATAGTTGTCCTGATCGTTGGCATGATTGCAATGGATGCCACATTTTTAAGGTTATATCCATTTACAATAATTTGCGGTGTAGATTCATCACTTTCCACGTAGAATAAATCATCCGTGGAAACAAGTCCACCAATAATGGAAACGGTAATCTGGCTGACAGCGTATTTACTATAACCGTTCAGTTCCCCGCCAATGGGAGTTACCATATCATTATCATCGTTGGATACAATGCTAATGTTTTGGAGCATGTCCTTGATACCGAAGTAACCACCGTTAATTATCGGTTTGGCCTGTGCAATGACATGTAGGCCGTGACTGCGGTCTCCGCTGCCGACGTAACCCTCACAGTTCATCAGTTTAGCTGTTCCGTCATTCGCCCAGAACGAGATACCATATCCTTCTTCGGTGTTGGCGTTGAGCGGTGTAAGCGTAATATCATCATTGCTGATTTCAGCGCAGATAGCGTCCGTGAGTGCCGCATACTGGACAACGCCGCCGACAACATATGCAGACGGGGCAATGCCCAATGCCGTGCATATTTCCGTAACTCGCGCCGCAGATACGCCCTCGGAAATGTACTTCGTTCCACCGCTACCGTACCCTTTACATCCGGTCAACTGAGATGACCCGGCGGCTTGGAAACGGATGCCAGCGGATTTCCGGAATGCTGTCTTAGACGCATCCCCGATGCATCCGATTAATTCTGCCTGCGACGAACGATGATTGATAATGCCGTGGCAAAACTCTCCGATGCCTCCGCCATATCCGACACAATTAAACAGTTTTGGAGAACCAAACACAATATACCAACCGCGAGTATTCATGAACCCATACGGAGAGCCGATGCCGATACAATCATGGAACTCTGTTTTGCATTGTGAACCCCACTTTTTGCACTCGATGCCGATGCCATGCCGCCTTGCCCCGGCTGTTGCCTCTACGCTTTCCGCATAATTGCGCTGGTCAAACGGTGTTGGGCTCGATGACGCATTTTCAAAGATGCAGTTATAAAATCTCACGTTATCACTTGATACATAAACACAATAGTTCTGGTAGTAGTTATAGCATCCTGTCTTTTTGAAATGAATGTCGCGTACAGTGATTTCAAGTCCAGGCCCGTAATAATCAGAACTCTGGTCTGCAAAATTCGCTCTGACCTCGCCTTTCCCGCGCATTTCAATCAGTGCATTATGCCCGATAAGATCAATACGATTTTTGGCAATACTCAATGGTGTTGTTTCTAATATATAGCCCCAAATGTGGATTTCCCAACGCTCTGTCTCGCTGATCGGATAAGAGTTGGTATAGAATATGTTATAAGCCGCAGAAAGCGTTTCAAAATACCTTCCAGCGCCAACGTTTACAACATTGACAGAACCTTCGGACGATTCGTCTACGTATTTACCTCCGATATAACACCCGATCAGCCGGAGCATGGACACAGGATTGCCAACCGTGCGCTGAACATTATGCGCAACATTAACGTTTTTCAGCACACATCCGCTGATGGAACTGCTGTTTGCTACAACGTCATTGTTGTTGGTTGATCTGGAAATAACAGTTTTAATGCCTTGGCCTTCGATTGTAACATTGCTCACGTAGCCGGACGGGGACGGATTTCTGTAAAACTGCACAGACGACGTATTGGAAACATTTTCATATGAACCAATACCTAAAACTATTTTCCCGCCGCTTGTTCCTGCGCCAAAACTTGCGATAGCGTTGTTAATACCCTCGATGCCGTCAACAGGATCAACATAGATTTCGCCGCTTGTTTTCGGGAATAGGTCGATATACTTGTTTCCGTACCAACAATTCAAAACCTTACCGTTTGCCGAACTGAACGTGGGATTTGTGCTGAAATTGATCCCTTGCAGAATGCAGTTCGTTGTAGCATCGTTGGCTCTCAACGGGTTGCTACTGCGTATAATCTTTGTGTTGTACCCATCGCCAATCAGGGTGATGTTTGTTTTGCCATTCAAATCAAGGACAGATGTCAGATTGTACGTTCCAGCTGCAAATTTAATTGTTCCGCCGTTCGGCAGTTTGCCCAATGCATCTGCGAACATCGTATTTACAGATGTATTGGAGCATACATAGTCAGCCGCACGTTTCGCCAAGTCCGTGCTATCATACGCCGCAAAATACAAATCATAATCCGTGCCGCTTTTCGTCCGTGTAACTGTTCCAACTGTACAATTCTGATAACCGAATGCACCGCCATTTTCATGCACGGATGGCGTAGTAATGTTAATGAGCGTTGCGTTGTTCCCGGACGATCCAATGATACTGTTTCCGCTTGTGCGCTGAATCGTTGTATCTGGCGTTTCGCCCTCAATTACAATGTTATTGTTGGATAAGGATACGCCAACCGCGCCTTTATATGTACCCTTTCGCAGATAGATTTTCCCGCCGTTTGTGAGTAACGCAATTGCATCATTGATGATTTTAATTCCATCATTTTCAACATTTGTATAAATATCAGCGTTTTGTTTTGCCGAGTCGCTTGAATCATACGCCGCCAAGACAATGCTTTCTTTTGATGTTTTGTTGATCTTAATCCAGTTCTGTACAGTTTTCCAAGCATTTTCAGTGATTTGATTATCCAGTATAATGCACTGCCACGATTCCCAATTACTTGCTGACGTTGCGAAAGTTATAATCCTGCCTTTTGTTACAAGACTGGTAAAACTATACACAGCGGCGATAGCCGTGGATAGAGTATAATATCCACTTTGCAAAGGTACTAACTTTGTGACATTTACAATGCCGTCCTGAGAACTAACAGCGCTCCTTAATTCACCAACTTCTGCAGTAGCGCTCTTCATTTCTTGAAGCTGCGCCTTAGTAAGTTGTTCGTTTCCGCCAATGGTTAAAGAGCCGGCAAGCACTTCGTTACCAGACCAATCAAGTGTGCGAGCGTTAGAACGTGTACCGCCGGAACCGTTGCCAACAATTTCAATATAATTGCCATGCTCAGTGTTGGTTGCGTTTGAAGGATCTGCAATATTTTGCTGACCAAATACAGTTTGGTCAGCATGGTTTGCTATTGTAGCATAACCATGAGCATGGCTTCGTAGACCTGACGCAATAGTGTTTTGTCCTTCTGCGTGGCTATTATTTCCCGATGCTGTTGTACCATTTCCTTCTGCATGACTGTTATCTCCCGATGCTGTCGTAACGTTTCCTTCTGCGTGACTGTTTTGACCTGACGCAGTTGTTTTATTTCCCTCTGCGTGACTATTGGTTGCCGAAGCTTCTGTCTGCGTTCCTTCCGCGTGGCTTGCTTCAGAAGTTGCTTTCGATGCCTTTCCTTCTGCATGCGATGCTGTACCAGAAGCCGTTGTAGGAATGTTCTGGGAAACCATTTGCCCATCAGCCGTTGTAATTAGCATTGCATATGAACCTTCTGCGTGCGCGCCTATACCGGTTGCAACGCTTTTCCAACCCAAAGCTTGAGCGTACATTCCTGAAGCATCGGAACCAGGTGATTGAATGGAATTCTGTCCACTTCCTTTTTCAACTGGAATATCATCGATTTTAGCCTTCAGATCATTATATGCTATCGACAAACCTGTACCATTTATAAGTTTGTTTTCTGCACTCATGTATGCTTACCTCCTTTTATTTTAGCCCTTCTTTGTCGATATTAAGCAATTCACATACTTCTTCAACAGTAGCTACACTGAGTCCGCTTGCGTCAATAACCGCGGCTTGCACCGCTTCGTCAATCATAGGTCCAATGAGTGCCATCGTTGCCCCTATAGTAACAACATCCATATTACCCCTCCTGTTCTTCCTCAATACCAAGCATCGCTTTTACTTCAGCCACAGATGCGACAGCCTGGTTTCTGTATCCAGTATTCAGACTATCGACAAAAGACAAAAGCTTTCTCGAAAATAACTGATATCCAATATTCTTCGGGTGCAACCCGTCGCGCGTCAGAACGCTTATGTTTTTGTCGTTCAGTCCAGACACTGAAGTAAAGTCCAACACCGGTATTGCGTATCTCGCCGCCACATATTTAATTGCGTCAGAATAGTCTGTCAGCGTATAGCCCAAGGCATTCGGTGTATTCCACCCGTCGCAAAGCAGCGGAGTAATAAAGAACAACTTTATATCCGGCTTATCTGCAACAATCTTTTCGATCATATACTGCAAAGAACCTATAAATGTTCCACTGTCGTAATCAGAGTCAGCCAGTTCCCCCATCGGGCTCGACGCCAAGCGAAAGTCATTGACCCCGCCGGCAATCATTACATAATCATACCCAGTACAACTTGTATCATGTACTGTTTCACATATATCTGTAGGATCACCAGCATGATACGTGATACAAGCATTGCTAATACCGGCGTTTGTAACTGTAAAGCCGGCATCTCTTAAATATCCCTGATATCCTTTGACTGTTTCGCCGGTGTATGTTTTACCATCTTCTGAAGTAATACCGTCTCCAAAAGTAATAATAGATTTTCCGCTAAAACTGTATCCACCGTAAACATTTCCGTTAACATCATATATCTGCATACTTTCACCTCCAAGTTTAAGAAGGTGAAGATCCGCTTGTCACGGTTACATTAAACGTAGTTGATACGCCAGCGTAAGTGACGGTAATTGTACTTATGCCAGCTTGAAGTTCTCCAGAAAGATTGTATGTATCTACTATATTACTGATATTATTTTCATAATATGCTGTGACAACGAGATTGTTCCTCAATGAGGATAACGTATCTGTACTGTACACATTGCCATTCTGAGTATATACTGCGGTGATACGAGAAATTGTATCGTCAAGTTCCCATGCTTGTCTGAATGATTCAAAGTATTCATGCGCTTCTGGAGTTGTATATGCCGCATGTTGCAGTAAAGCAATCAACGTATCACGCATCTCCATAGACACTTTTTTACTGATAGCATTCAATTTGTTTGCTGTTATTTTTTCACCGGTTGTCCATGAAATAGTTTGTGCCAATTTCCGTCACCCCCTTTATATTGCCGCGTAGCATAGATATAGTGTACATGAAATCACCTACTTCGTTATCAGGATGCTGCAGCAAAGGTAATTCCAACCGCCGTTGACGTAAGCAAAGAAACCGGCGTGTTGTTTGTGCCGCCAAATGAACCTTGAATATTTAAACTAACGATGCCGGATGGATCACATGTAATCGTTCTGGCCGTTCCCATGCTGGCAATCGTTTCAGCGGTTTCACTGGTCTTGCCGCTCGTTGTCAATAGCCACCCGCTTCCTGAGATCGTCGCGTTCAGATTACCTATAAGCGGCCGGCCAAGATTAAAAGTGACAAGAATGTTACCATTGCTGTTTGTCTTCATGCCTGGGAACACGGTGTTTGCAGGGAACGTGATCGTCGATCCGGCGCCAAGCGCAATTCCGAGACTCGTCTTTAAGGCATTTAAATCGTTGACGGCAATTCCAGTACCGCCTCGGCTCGTAGCCAAAGTACCTGAAGTGTCAGCTATAGAGTAAGTTTCATCCGTACTCATCAATTTACCCCACGACGATACTGATATTTGTCCGGCTACATCGTCTGTTCTCATATACCTTTTGTAAATCGTTCCATTTCTCGTTAAGAATATTTGTACCGCTGACCAGTAAATCCCTGTTGAAGTACGACCTCGTTCGTCGTCGCAAGCAGACATTACTATCAAAGCACCAGCAACACTATTTACCGGAATGTTACTGATATACGGAACACTCTGGGAGTGTATCGCATAGTATCCATACTCAGTATAGTCATCAAGATCTTTGCGATTAGAACTGTCAGCAACTATTTCGCCTTTATATACAGAGTGTTCACTTAAAGGACCACCATATGCGTTGAAAGTCCAGTCTGGATGTACCGTCAAACTGTTTGTGCTTCCAGCAGCCTGACCGATGCCAACAGCGTTGCCGCCGTTTTTAAAATGAAGAACATACTTCGCCGTTAAGATTGACCCCGATGCCGTACTTGATTTATTGAGAGCGTCTTTCAACGTTATTGTTACATCATAAGCGCGGTCGGTACTAACAGCAACAACTGCTTTTGCACCGTTGCCTACGTTTTTCACATTGCCTGTCTGAACTTCTACAGGTTTAGTTAGTGTAACTGTGCTTGTTTGCGACTGTCCGGAAATCTTATACGTCGCACTGATTGTAACTGAATTCTGAGCAGTTCCATTTTCATTATTAATTCTCCAATAAGTGTAATCAACAAGCACACGCATATATGATCCAGTATCATCGAGTGTATCGCCGTTGGCGTCCGAACATCTTTTTACGCTAATGCCGTCTATGACAGGTTCTTTATAAGTGCGAACTGGAAAGAAGTGAGCGCTTATTGTACTGCTATCAAATTGATATGTTCTATTGCGGTTATCTGTTACAACAACTTTAATCGTTTTATAACCGCCAGATGTTAACGTTCCAAGATCAGCATAATAATACGTCTCTCCTTTTGTCGCCGTCTTGCTTCCGCCCCAGCCAGAAAACACAACGCTTTTGATTGTGCTGCCCGCACCAGCACTGACGTCAGAAATCTTTAGCCGCAGCCTTGCGGTGCTGATGCCTTGGACAAGTTCACCGCTGAACGCGTCGTTATTCGGGTTCGTCCATGAAAGCGTCCCTGTTTGCATATTCACAGAAGGCTTGATCGTACTCGGCACCGTGACAGTAAACGTATACGTAACGCTGCCTAAAGTATTTCCACCGTTAAGCGTTTCCAGAATAACCGAAGCTGTCTTGCTCGCGGCAGACGGAATAGCGTCCACGAAACTGGACGAGAGGTTCCATGTATTCTCTGTGACCCCAGCGTTCAACGTAGTCGTTGTTGTATGCGTCGTTGCCGCTGTAGCACCTTCAAGCTTCCACGTTACCTTGTGTTTATAAGACGCGTTTGTCGGCGTGATCGTCAGCTTGATTGACTCTCCGTCCTGTGCGACGACACTGGTTTTATTCAGCTTACCAGTAGAATTGGGAAGCTCATAGTTAATGGTCAATACAAGGTTCTGGAAATAGCTTGTCCTGCTGTAAGTTGGAGACGACGGGCTCATTTGCTGAACGATCGGCGGCTGCGGATCGTTATACTGAAATGAAAACTGAATCGTTATACTTGAAGCAAGTGTTGTAAACCACGATGTTACATTTTGCGTACCATCGACGTTTACGCTCACGCCGTTATAGGCGGCCAGGCTTGATCCATAGCTGGCTTGACCGACCAGCGTAGCGGAAGTAATTCTGCTTCCAGTTGGAATCGAAGATAAATCAACTGTAACTTTTTTCGTAGCCGTAGAAGCATATGGATTACTAAAGTGGCTCCAGCCGTTTTGGTCAATCGTTCTTGTTTTGTATGTCCACGAACTTTTTAAGTTGAAACTATCTATACTGATTGTTTTAGTTGCCACAAAATCACCACCTTATCCCACGTAGATGAGTGCCATGCCTGTCTCCGTCGGGATAAAGGCAAACTTACCAAGCGTAAGCTTTGAAAGGATTTCCGCGTTCGTAATGTGCATCGTCTGGTTGTTGATGTACGCAACCTTTGTACCGTCGTCGTTGAAAGCCAGCTCTTTGTTCGACAAGTCCATCGTAAACTTATGCCCGTCCTCAGCCTGATCTTTACCGAGATGAATACCTTCAGCGTCAAAGCGCTGCCACGTTGTCGCCTCGTCTACGTAGCTCTTGGCTTCAGACGCCATCTCCTCAACCTGCGAGAACTCCATCACAACTGAATCAATCTGTTGCGTAACAGTTGATTGCATCTCGTTTCTGAGCTCTTCCTGGTCGCTCTGGTACTTCTGGCTTTCAAACACGCGAGAAACAATGCTATCGCTGTTGATCTGTATCTCAGCGGATTTGATTCGCTCCGTTAATTCAAGAATACTTTCTTCTGTATCTTCCGGCGCTGGTTTCCAGTCCGAGGCATGATTGCTCTGTTCAAGCATAGCCTTATACAAATGTAAGTCAGCGCTGTTTGATCCGTATACCGGAAGAAAGTCTACGTATGTAATAATATCGCCGTTCTCATCTTCTGTCGGATTTTCGTTGAGAACATGAAGTCTCGTCCAACGTCCGGCCTCAAGATCAAATATCTCATTCTTTCCAAGAACATCTATGCTCAGCTGCATATTGCTATCAGCTTTTGCCCATACTGTAAATGTATACGCACCGTGCGGCAAAGGCACGGTGCGTACACGGTAAATGTATCCATCCATTTCACTTAACAGCAGGGTAGCATCCATCGATCCGTCATACACTTCAATTGTATCTTCTGTATAAACCATGGGTATCACCCCACCTATCAAATTTATTATTCAGTTTCTCTTGCGCGAGGACGCGTGTTGCCTTTATACACTCCGTTGTTTTCCTCCATATTAAAATTGTATATAGGGAAAACAACTCTTTGAGTTGTTAGTGTAAAATATGTACCGTGAGAACAGTAATAAGTTCGACCAAGCTTACGTCTGAACATACACATTCCACCAGTTACTCCCGACCCTGGAATTGCAAGAAGTCCAAGTTCGTAAAGAATAGACGGCACATAAGGTATTTCAGCACTGTTTACAGTGATCGCATTGAAATAAACGCTTGTCATAGCATCGTCTGCAGCAAAATCATTTTCCGTAAGATCTCGAGTAACAAATTGTACTGTGTTACTTCCAACAAGAACTTTAATTGTTCCAGTTTCTCCTGGATTAACCAATGTATATTCAGAATTGTTTTGATTAGGAAGTATTGCCCGCCAGTTAGCTTCGTCACCTATGACGATCGCGTTTGGATCTGCCGCATTGTTGTTGGCAAGTATTTGAAGCTCGCCTTGCGCAATACGTACACCGTATACTAATTCTTCTCCGTTTCCAAAGAAGTCTGCTTCATTGCAAATATCATGCATAAAATACCAGTCAATAGGGCCACTGCCTGTAAGTGAATTTCCGCGGTAAACAGCTGTTTGCGATTTGTACCAACTTTCATCCACAGGTACCCCGCCAACACGATACAAAGGTTTCCATAATTCGGGGTGCATAGACGGCGGCAAATTTGCAGATGTCTGATGATTTTTTACACATTCATAAAGCCATCCGAGATATATGTATCTGTCGCCGACCGTAACACTTGGGTAAACCCATCCGTGATTAACATCTTGTCCGAAATGCTTGCCGGCTTCATACGACGAAAAAACGTTTATGTTGCCGTAACACGGCGTTCCGTTGCCCTGAGATATATACTTTTGACCAAGCAATGACATGAGCCCATAGTCCGCGATTGTTATTCCTGTCGCACCTTTAAACATACGAACACGATTTAACAAGACAGAATGTGTATATGTTCGATAGTCATCAACTACGTCTGGCTTTGCATAAGGTAAAGAATAAATTGTGCCATCTTTAACTAAAGTACTACCCATATATTTACCGATCAGTAAGGCCGGATCTTCAACATCATTCACAATAAACGCGGGGTGTGTACGATCAGGCAGTATGCTAAATAAATCGCTGCTTTTTATTTTAGGGTGCCGCACAAAGATGCTCGGGTTACCGTTATCATCACGCAACACCACATTATGTAGTGAACCATAATATTTTTCAAGAGCATCGCTCATTATTACATCTTCCTTTCTTACCCTGCGGCAACCTGATACTGCCCACTAGGGATAATATTAAAATCTCTGCTGTTTCCTCCTCCGATGCGTAACATATGCAACACGCTCGCGTCAAAGTCAGCGTAGCAACAATCTATCGGTTGTTCATCAAGATGCGCTCGTGACGAAAACACAGGAATATTGTTGCATGTCCAATTTCTATCACTATGTATGTGCCCGCATACCATAAAATGAAAAGTACCTGTCGCATCTGAGAAGTCATATGTGTTTCCGTTTATAGTAATGCTTGCTCTACGATTGAATGCGTCAGCTATTGCACAAGCATTAATAGTCATTGGGTTTTCGGTTTCACCGGACGTATCTGGGAAAATAGGCGGAATATGTATCGCACCGAATAAATGTTTGGATGTGTTTGTCAATAATTTGTTTGCAAACCAATCAAGCTGTATCCATCTATACTCGTACATCAGCACAACATGATTAACACTATCAACGTTATCAATACCGCTGTCTAAAACATAACAGTCTGCATTACCGTCTTCAATTACAAAGTACCCAACATTCTTTCCATACCACATGTTGGCCAACTCTTTTTCATCAGACGCATTATATCTCGAAGAGCCAGTTGTAAAACCAAGATCGTGATTGCCAACACATGTGTAAGAACGTTCGCCGAGCCACCCGCGCATTAGGTTTACAATGCGGCCACTATATAACTTCGCCTGATTATATGTATACTTTTCGTTTATCCAGTCCCCTCCGCACAATATATATCTTGCAGGGCTGTTTTCAAACACCGTACGAATTTCTCGCAAATTCTTCAACATATATTCATTGCTTTTGTTAAACGTTATATCAATACAATGCGGATCTGTAAAAAATATGAAGCCAATCCCCTCGCCGCCGTTAAACATTCCAGCATATTGTTCAAGCTTTCCGTGTAGACCTTCAAATGTTAATAGGTATTTCTGAATTTCATCTTCAATGCTTCTCTGCGCGATTAGTTCTGATTGAATACTGTTTATCAATATGCTTGCGTCTCTGGCTTCAGAAGATGTTTCGATTGTGTCAATCAGTTCTGGGCTCAGTTTATCTATAGTGATTGAACCATCTTGTACTGTCGTTGTAGCGTCAGGATGATCGTCGAGCCAATCTGAAACAGCTGTGCCAATCTGTTCGTCAGAAGCTGGAGAAGGAGTAATCCATGTTGTTGTTCCGTCACCGTTTGTGCTGAGTAATTGGCCGCTTTGCCCTTCGATAAAAGGCTTAGGCACTTTTGCTGCAATGTTGTCGTTAGCCGTCAATAAACCTTCTCTGACGTAGCTGATAAGAGAATCTTGACTTAGGTTGCTTCGTTTTAGTTCATCAGCTTCTACGTGTAATGCGCCGATCTCTGCAGCCAAATGATCTACGCCTACCTTACGCTTTATATCTCGTTTATTTTCATCAACCTGCAGATATAATTGACCAACTTCTCCATATCTGCTGGCGCCTACTTCCATTTTGTCTGCCTTGTTTTCAAGCGCTGTTTCTATTTGATCAACAGCTACATTCAAGCGTTCAATACTGATGTTATCATTAACGTGTTTCAGATCTTCAACGTCTTTTTGTATTATATCTACTTCGGCATCAAGCGCAGAGAAAGGCTCATTGTCAACTTTTCTTCGCATTTCTTCTGTCAAAGCTTCTATGTTGCGCTTTGCTTTATCGACGTCTATAGCTATATTTTCAACTTCAACATTGTTTGCTTTTACGTCAGCAATATCTCTGATGAAACTTTCAGACTCCTCGTTTAATTCGCCTTCATGCTCATATACGTGATCACGTAACTCCGCTATATCAGATTGTATCCCATCAAACGTTCTCGTAATTCGATCGTTATCGACAAACAGCGCAGCTATCTTTTCGTCTCTCATTGAGTATTCTTCGTTAAGCCCGTCGTTAATTTTCTTATTTTCTTCAGCAAGCCTTGTCAAGTAATCTGTTTGAATATATAAATCAGCGAGCTCAGCTTTGTCCGCCTTTTGTGTATATAACTCATGGCGTATTTTCTCAAAGTTCTCTTCTGTCTCTTCTTTCAACGCTTCAATATTGTCGCCTGTGTTATTTAATTTACTGGCAATAATTTTATCACCAGTAACCCATACAGTTCTTTCGTTACTCATATTCACGCCTCCTTAATCTCAATTTTCGCTGGCAACCTTAGATACGCCAACGATGGCCGTACCAACTCTTGCTGCGTCATCGACGGCAATTGCCTCATGTACGCCTTCAAAAATAAGGTTCCGTGAATTTCTTATATAATTTCTGCTGCCAATCTGCACGTCGTCAACATCTGTCTTTGTCGCGTATTTACTTGTAAATGTTTCCGACTCTTCAACCTTACTGACGATCTGCTCAGGTGTTATATTAATAAACGCCTGAGCTATTTTTGTTTCTGTATCTTGAATAAGATTTGAAACCATCAGCTTCAGGCTTTTGTTTGCCGTCAAATCAAGTTCACCGGCGACACCGGCATCCAGATGAGCGGCAGTAATGCTGCCAGCAAGGATACGCTCTGCACTCAGATAACCAGCAACAATCTCATCTGCGCTGAAACCTTCCCCTGTACCAAATAATTGTGTTAGCGTTAATTAGTTGTCATCTAAACGCTTATTGCGAAAAGTGCTGCCAATGATAGCCGCCCGCAGTGTGTTGTTTGCCATTGCAGCATTTAATAATAGAGCCGGCATATATATTCGTTTGTCTATAAGCTTCAGAAGCAGAAGAATATACTTGATTTGTTTCCAAACAAATAACAGATATCTTTTTCGTGTTGCCTTCACGCATCTTTTGTTTTGTTTCTTCTGTGTGTTTTGCTCCGTAGAAAGGATTGTTCTCGCCGCGCATTCGTTCTGATTGCCTATCCTTCCATTCTTGCGTGAATTCAACTTTTTTGCCATACATATTATTGCCTTCTCCGCTGAATCTTTCTGACATTTTCTTCTTCCATTCTTCCGTATGCTTCAAGTGTACGCCGTACATTGGATTGTTGTTTCCTTCATACATGCCCTTCTTCGATTCAGACATTTTCTTTCTTGATTCTTCAGACATGTGCTTATTTAATGAGCCGCCGTCTTCTCTGTTGTATCCATAATCTCTGTTTGTTGTATCATAATATTTTATGTAATAGCGTTCATAATCGTCCAACTCGTTTTCCAAACATATTTCAAGTACGTTGAAGCTGAAACAATCTTCGCCGTATTTGTTCCAAGAGTTTTGAAGGTATGTGTTTGAATGTCTGTTATGTCTAAGCTCGCTTCTATGATGAATTACCCTATCTTCTAGGTTAACACTTTGTCCTATGTACGTTTTACCGTTTACGATATTCGTGATGGAATATATGCCGATCATACTTTTCACCTCGATTCATGGCACAATTCGCAATATCTCATACTTTCATATGAGTTCAGACCATATCTTCACCCTAAATTATAGGGGCTGACTGCTTCAGCAGAGGTGACTATTCTCCGCTTACTCCTTTCGGATGGTCGTTGAACCTTCTTCTTCTTTAGAAGCTTGGCTGCTGATTGTCCATTGTTGCATCTTTATAATTTTCAGACTTTCGCATTCGCACTTCCGTGCCGTGCTGTAGTTTATAAAGCTTTAGGAGTTTCCAGCAATTCAATCAGTTTAATTATTTCTGCATTGCTGCAGGGAGAACCTTTGGCAAGTTAAGTTCTCCAGTTCCAGTCTCCCCATTCGTCTTTGCTGTTGGCTATCGCAAAACCATTGCCAGTCAATGTCATTGCGCTGTTGCCATCGGCGGAAACGAACACCATATTGCCGCGGTCATCCGTCCACCAAGTAGAAGACCCGCCTGTAATCATCGTTTTGTTCGCGTCTATTTTGCCTTCCAGGCGTTCGGCGGCAAGAGAACCGTTCTCAGTAATAGCGCTTGCTCTGTCGTATAAAGACATCTTGCCTTTGGCTTCACTTGCTACTTCTGCAATATGTGTCATAACATCAGTGAAGCTGTGCTGGCTGATCGTCGTCAGATTTGTGTTAATTGAAATTTTGGTCTTCCAGGGCTGGTCATAGCATTTTTCTGTCTTGTCGACGAAAGCCCAGGTATTGATTCCAATTTCCGGATCGATCAAATGAGCCGCGCTTGTTGTCAATATGTCCGGCCAAACAATCTTATTATTGTCACAAGCTGCACTGTTATCAGCATTGTCTCTGTCCGCACCATACAGATCAAGATATGTTATATCATATTTAGCTTCAGGCTTAGATAGCTTTTCAAGATTGTCAAGAGCGTCATCATACAGTTTCTGTTCGTCGCCGTCAACATAATCATTCTTTTGCCAATACCCTTCGCGATATAAATCGCCAAGAGCGTTCGTCATTTCGTTTTGCAACTCTGTCACACGATCTTGAGCTGCTTTTAACTCTGGATATAAAACACCATACACCTGGTCAGCTGTATCGGCAAACTTCTTCGAGAGCGGAGTAATGCCTTTTAGTTCGCCGCTGCCTACAATTCCATGCAGCACAGTATACGTATCGTCTTCTTTAGTGATAATTTTGTCAGCAACATCAAGCGTATGCATGCTTACGTTATTGCTGACATAACTGTGCTCGCTGACGACGCGAATAAACTTTGTGTTTTCAGGAGAAGTACACGTACCTCCAGCTCCGTCTATTTCATCGTAGCCAAGATATCGTCTGTTCTCATCATAGTAATAGACGTTTAAATCTCCTGAGTACCCGGTGCACACGTATAGCGTGTTTGGATAAGCCCGCATAAAACCAGTGCGATAGTAAACGCTGTCAACTTCAGCGCCGGTTTCACGGTTCAATGTTCCTTGTTCTAACGTTGTATCGGCAAACAAATTCTGAACGTGGTACGTCACGTTATCAAAACGGTAAGCTTTGGTTTCAAGTATGGTTTCTACACCATTAACCGTCTGCGTAACAGTTGATAATGTGCTGTCGTATACCAGCGTATCCCCTATGCTTAATGTATCGGTAGTAGTAAATACCCAATAACTACCGTATCCATTTTCAAAAGCATAGTTGCCGGCAAGAAGAACAGTAGGCGCCGTGTACGTATAGTTTTGGTGCAACCCTTTATTATACTTATCTCTTGTTTGTCCGGCTGCGTACACTGCGCCGAACAACGCAGCAAGACGTTTGTCCGCAGCAGTCTCGTTGCGCTTTCTCCAGATGCCTGAATCCTTACGCCACAGAAGACCTTTCTTCCAATTATACCAGTACCAACCTTCCGTACTGTTTATATCCTCGCTTGACACTGTAACAAGCTGCCATTTAGTGTCGCCTTCGTCTGACCATCTAAAATACATTTTAGAAGGTGTATCGTCGTCGTACCATTTCCACCACCAACCGTAGCCGTTAAGCATTGTCAGCGACGGTTTAGGCTCTTCGCGTTCGTAATATACAGGATGTTTGACTGTTACATTTTTCGTAGTTGATTCTATTGCTGTCTGCGTAGCTTCGTCAGCAGTTTCATAAGCGCCCAATAAACCGTTTATATTGTGCTGCGCAAAAAGATATACTCTGAAATTTTGCGCAACATATTTCGTTACAGTTGAGGGCATCCATAATGTAATCTTTGTCGGATTGTCTTCGTCATCTATTGCTTTTAAGTATGATTTCTCGCAAATAAGCGGTTCACCTTCGTACACGATGTAAACAATAGACGCGACATCATACACTGGATCACCGTTAGATTTCAATTCGGTAGCGACACGCCACTTGAATTGCTTATCTTCTTTCTTGTCATAGTCAGTTCTGTATATAACACCTTTCGGATATTCATCTGTCAACAGATTCAATGTTACATATCCATTCTTTGGCTTACTGATTGTACAGGAAAGCCGGCAAAAGTCTACAGAACCAATTGTTTCAGTCAACACGCTTATTTCGTCTGCATATTCCGCAGCTTTCTCATTTACAAGCGCCATTTGAACTGGCGCTTGTATCTGATACTTTGCAATCGTTTGTAAAGCATCGAATGTCAGCAGTCCAATATCTCTATAATATCTGAAATCCATCAGGAAGGAAAACCAGTTCTGTTCTTCTGTTCGATCTGTTTCTGTGAAGAATGCATCGATATGATTTTCTTCCGGATTTTCGTACAGAAAATATGCGCACTGATTTGCCTCGTCCCATACATACATACGAGAAGCAGGGTCCAACTCGGACCATTTCACGCTCCATACTTTCTGCATAATTTCTCTATGATTATCGGCAGTGAAATATCTTACGATAGATACGCCAGCTGTATCTGTCAGATTGACATGGCACACGGCTCCTCGTTCTACGCCTTCGCCGACGCTCAATGTAAACACAGTATGTTTGCACTCATCGATACCACAGTAGCCGTCTGTCTTGTCGCCGTAAGAACCGTACGCATATAACTTCGTAATAAGATTTTCTTCGTTTAGCGTGCGCGTAACGTTGCTGACGTTAGTTCCATAATGCAATTCAACAACGTCTTCATTGAGTACGTCGGGCAGCGCGCCATTCTTTGGCTCACTGAACGGATTCAGCGGTTTAATGTCTACCGTTTTTGTATCTCCGTGATAGATCGGCTTTGCCTCAAAGAGATCGCACATATTAGCAATAAGCTTGAACGCACCAGTTTTCACTGAAGCTTTTAAGCTGCGATACTTTGTGCTTCCGTCCTTCTCTTTGAATTCATCAACATCGCCAGGTTCCCATCCAGTTCCATCTAAGATTGTTGCCAACAGAGTTAGTGCAGTTCCGACATTGTTGCCTTCATCGTCTGAAAACTCAAGGTCAAGTTTTTTATATTTCAACAGCTGGCATACATGGCCAGCTGTAACGTTAATTGTTTTCGTATAGTTGTTGTGTTGAACTTTCGTCTCGCTTAAGATAAACCAGTCTGTTCCTTCGTCGTCAATTAAACGAATCTTGTATCCTTCTTTAATATAGTCCAACCTGTAATTCTTTACATCGCCGTCTTCTGTACGCATCAACTGAGGCAGAGTGAAAGATAATTCTTTCCATCCGTTACGCTCAGTTGTAACAATAACATCATGCGCCTGGCCACCAGCGTCTGACGTCTGATCATATAGTGAGCACAGCTTGTTCCCAGCGTAGTCAAATATATCCAATACAAGATTGCGTAAGTGTTTCAGCATGCAATGCTCACTTCCTTTCTGCTTTACGCATATGTAGGTTTAAAAATAAAGTCAAGCTTTGTTAGCCGAATCTGACCGCCGGCAGGATTCGGCTTTACATACAGTTCATTCATTTTCAGAATCTGTGCCGGTCCACTGTCAGAGTTTGTCAAGTGCTTATCTATCACAACTATGTTTTCATCAACTACATTGACAATCTTCGCGCTTTCGCCGCTTCTGAAATAGATATATCTGCCAAGCATATCTGAAGTAAACTTGCCGTCGCTAAAAACAGAGTTATCTGTTGTATTTTCTATAGTGACTATAACGTCACGATATGCAGGAAAGCCGGGATCAAGTTCTATAAACCCGTAGTCATGATAAAGGAACCCAGGCTTTACAGCTGTACCGTTTGTCAGAACTGTCTGCCCACTTAAACCATCACTTTGTATGTAATAGTTGTTCGCGCATACATCAGGTGTAATGGCAACAAACCTGCTACTTTGGCCTGTTGTATTGTTGTCTATAGAAATACCTGTGCCTACGTCACCAGCAATACGTATTGCAACCTTTGCCCGTTCAGTGCCAGGGTTATATAGCAATATGCTTTGCTCAGCCTGGATCGGCTCGCCTACGTTCGCAAAAGAAGTAGCAAAACTTACAACGTTCTCATCGATCAAAGCGCTGTTGGCCAACATGCTTTCTCTGTATTCGCTGCCTGCCGGTATTCCTAAATAATCCGACCTCGCAAAAGGATAGTATGCTTTAAGCGAGATAGAGACAACACCGTTTTCAAAATTGAACATCTGCCCGGCTTCAACATTTGTAACTGTAGCAGTATACCAGCACCACGGACGCTTCTTAAAAACAAGCCTTCCGGTTTTGCCACGTTTAAACGTATTATAAATTCTTGTCATGACGCCGCCAGAAACATGTTGTGCTTCATAAAAACAACGTAAAGTAAACTCTTTAGGTTGAGTAGACGACCCATAATAATAGCCGCCGTCATGTCCGTCAAACACTTGTTCGTGGTTCTTAGCTGCCGCGGGTTTATATACGTATGTGTTCGTTAACTCCGGCGCGTATTCTAAATTTAAGTCAGCAATATCTACGCCGTCAAAAGTAAACCCTCCAACCATATTTCACCCTCTTTCCCTTTCCATATATATCCATTCTTGAGTGTCGCCCCGGGCGGCAAAGCCCGGGGCGACGTCTCGTTAAAACGAATAACTCATCGTATGGAATCCTTGTTTGGATAATTCTTTGACAAACTGATTGCCAACGCGTCTCGCAACCTCGTCGAAATCAGCATCGTCTTTGAACTGAGCTTCTGTAATATTGATAATCAGCTCGCCGATATTCTGCGAGCTTCCGTTAAACGCGGAACCGTCGATGTTGCTGACCGTCGATCGATACTGTACATACTTGGCACTCTCGATCCAGTTACGCATCATCTGCGTATCTTCGGCACTCAGGAATGCTTCAGGCTTAGACGGTGTACCGTCGACCCAGGCAGGCCCAGTATAATCTACAAGACCACCGGAAGCATAATGCGAATACGTAGCCTTATTGTTTTGTGATTTGAAATATTGTTCAAGCATTGCTTGGTCCAACAAAGCTTCAAACATCGCTTGCTCTTGATCCGGATTGTATATCTGCAATCCTGTCAAAGGTTTAGATGTTTCAACGATTGCTCCTGGTTCCATCTTGGGTTCAGTTTCCTGAGCAGCTTCGCCTACGTATGTGCCGACAGGTTCAGGAGAAATGATCCTATAATCACTTCTGCTGGCACCAGTCTTCTTCATTGCTTCCTGTATCGCAGCTTCTGCGGCATCATAGCTGGCATACTTGCTCGACCATGTATATCCTTTATACTGTACTCTATATGCGCCATCGCTTGATCCGCCACCACCGCCGCCAGAGCCTCCGCCGCTGCCGCTTGTTCCGGTACCGGCAAGCTGTTCATCAGTATGACTATACGTAGCGCCAGTTAAATGGGCGGCAACATAGTTGTCATACATTTCGCCCCACTCGATTAACATTGTCTTACGTTCATCTTCGCTTGCGTCAATATATTCTTGGCTCTGCTTCATATATTCAAGCCAGGTCTGTTTACCGGTCAGGATCTCGTTGATCTCATCCCAATACGTGTGAGTAATGCCAAGCATTTGTTCATACGTATCGGTCCAGCCTTGGACCATCTGCTGCTGCGCAGCTGTCATAGCCAACGCATATTCTTTAACGTTTTCTCTGAGCCACTGCATTAAACCTTCTTGATTTAACTGCATGACGCTCGTTACTTCGGCAGACAGATTGTTGGCGTCTTCGAGGAAGCTTTCAAGATCTTCTTCGCCGTAGTTCAGAAAATCATCGTAAGCTTCAAGCTGATCGTCGATCTGTTCTTTCTGATAATCTGCTTCATCCTGAGCAGCATCCCAGGCAATTTCCTTCTCAATTTCAGCAATCTTTTCACGCAGTTTCGCAGCATCCTTCGTACGTGTGCTGTCCGTCTGGATAAGCGCAAGCTGCTTCTTGTACTCGGCAAGCTCTTCATATTTCTCAGCTTCATCTTCAGCATCTTTACGGCGCTGCAGACGCTCATCAATTAAACTCTTCTCTTCTTCGAGCGCTTCCTTCTTCTTCTCGATATCTTTTTTAACGAGTTCCCATTCATCGCGATAGCGCTGACGAATCGCTTCAAGTACAATGTCTTGCATGCTGACAGTACCGTCAAGCATCTCCCGTTCTCTCTGCTTCCTTGCTTCAATTTCTTTCAGTACGGATTGCTCAAGATCGGTTCTTGTTTTCAAAATAGCTTTCTCGTTTTCAAGCATCTTCTTCGTGTTGTCTTCGATCGCCTGAGTTGCCTGCTCGATCGCTTCTTCATAATTAAGAACGCTTTCGTACAAACTGTTCCAATCGTCAGAACCCTTCTTGGTCTGCGCCATCTGTTGTTTCGTCTTCTCGATGGCGTCCTGCAGCGTTTTAATCAGGCGCTTCTGCGCTTCATTCTCTAAGGCGATCATCGCGTTCTCATTACCATATTCACCTCTGTTGCGGTACCTGGTCTCCTGGAACTGTATCATTTTAATCTCGTGGTTGCGGAGGGTTTGCTCGCGTTTGAGTTGTTCCATCAGCTTCTGCGCTGCGGATTTACCTCCGCCGCCGCCTCCGCCGCCGCCACCGCCTTTGCCGCCTTTGCCAAGGCTGTCAATAATCAGTTCTACCTTGCCGCTTTCACCTGTTCCGGTGGCTTGAAGATGATAAGAAAAACCCATCTGAGACAGCATTGCCATCATTGATTCAAGCTGGGCTGAGACTTGTCCGTCGAGTTGATCTTTGATGTCAGAGAAATCAACGCTTACACTTCCGCCAGTTTGCAAAACCTGTATTTGATCCATTGTTAAGTTCAAGCTTCCTAAGTCTGCTGAAATACTTTGCCACTCGTTTGTAAGCATTTCCGTCATTGTGTCGCCCCAGGTTTGAACGGCAGCAAGCTCATCTTGTTCATTTCCGTTTAACATTTGATCAACCAAGCTTCCGCCCTTTTTGACGAGATCCTCAGATAGACCAGTCATTCCTGCGATAGCGCTTACAACTTCACTTGATCTGTCTCCGCCGCGATATTTCTGTCTGTAGAATTGGTTCTTTGAAACAGAAGTTACTTGCGTTGCCATATTCTTTAACACAGCATTGGCCGCTTTGCCTCCCTTAGAAAGCTCGGAAACGTTCTTTGCTACGTCTTCCGTTGACTCCCCGTAAGCCTGAGAAGCTCTGATATAATCGCCTCTCATGTGCGAAGCGAAATCTCGCATGATTAGGTTGGCACGCTCAGATTCTTCGCCGAGAGATTCCATAACGGCTTTACCGTCGCTCAACGAGTCCCAGAATGCCTTAAACCCAGAGTTTTCCGGAGCATTATAGAAACTCATAAATCCTTCTTGATCTATATTGAAGTTGCCATTCATGAAGTCTTCACCGAAATATCTCTGCATATCAGGCATAAAGCGTTCAATTTGGCGATCTCTGATGAAGGATCCGTACCCCGTTTGCTGTGCTAAGTCCAGCATAAACGCTTCTTCGTTTCCACTATACATGCCATTCTGCCAGTTCCCAAGTATATTACCAATGCCAGAATTCTTGTTCAGCCAATCTCTATCTATCAAACCGTTGTCCATCAAGCCTTCAATAAAGCTTGTAACAGCGTTTGCTCTTTCGCCAACTGTTCCTTCTGCTTTATATTGGCTGTATGCAGTATAACCAATCTGATTCAAATAAGTTGCATTGGCAACTCGATCTTGTGACGCATTGCCGAGCTCTGTCATCAAATCATTATAGCCTGTACTTGTACCTCCATTGATTGTACCATCTTCGCCTATTTCTCCGCCGCTAACGGTTACAATGTGTTTCAGCGCTTGAATCAGTATCTGATGAGATTCAGACGCAATGCCTTCAAGATCAGAAAAACTTGAAACATTATATTCTTTCATAAGACTTTGAATCAGCGTATTGATCGGATCCATTGCCTTACCTTTTTCGTCTATTCGTCTTTGCAGTTCGTCGAGCTCATCGAGATTTTCTTTATAATAATCAACTTCGCTTTCCGTGATGATGCCAAGCTTTGTTAGTAAGCTCCACTGGTTTGCGCCTGTTCCACCATTATCTTGCAGATAAGATAACGCCCTTCTTGCGTTCGCAGTATCTGTCATTGCAGTGCCGTATTGACCAATCATACTGATAGCTTCAAGAGGTGCCGCGTTCAAAAGATTCAGCAGTTCGTTCGCCGTACCTTTCTTAACAGTTCCGCTTGATTCAGCTTCTTGTGCTTGCAGATACATATTGGTGTTCCGCAAAGCATCGAGCTCAGATTGGTCGATACTGATGTTTCTTTGTCGTTTAGCCAGAATATCGTTGAAACCAGAAATTGTTCCAAGATAATTTTTTAAGTCGGCATTGCTTTCGAGAAGAGCAAGCTGATTCATGTCTCCTTCGAGCAGAGCACGCACCTGGGCTTGTACCTCATCATTTCCGATTGTATAGGCAGTAACGTTGCTTTCACCATATCGCAAGTTGTTCAGCAGAGTCCCAAGACCTCTGTAATCGCCTTTATCGACAAGTGTCTTAAATTCTTCGGATTCAACAAGCTTTTCTGCCGCATCAGAAGACAATGAACCTTCCGCTTCCGCCTCGCTGACTCGCCGTACGAACCTGCCAAACAAATAATTGTCATCAATATCTCCAATATTTTCTTCAAGTCCCGCAGTTTCAGAAAACAATCTCAACATTTGATCATAATCCGCTGTCTTATCCATTTGTTCTCTCGTGCTTCCTCGTACCGTTTTTCCATAAGCATATCGTTGCGCAATCGTCAGTGGTTCATCAGCCATGCCGCCGTCAATACTAACACGCTTTCCGTTTTGAATCATTATTCCAAATGGTTTAAGCTGATTATTTACGAACGCCAACTGATCCCCTTCAAGTTCCGCAGCAATCTCGTCAGTGTTTTTCTCAGTTTTCACTGTCTTCATTCTCTTAGAACCGCCGGCAGCAGTAAACAAATTATAAATTAATCTGTCGACAAACCCTGTAGGAACATCTTCAACTTCCTCAGTTTTGTACAACTGCTCATCTTTAAGACTCGCTCTTATGATTTGCTCCGCAGCCTGCATAGCTGTATCAGCTCTCAACGTTTCAGTACCAGTTACTCTGGATCCATAGTCGGCTGTCAAACTCTTTTCTCCGGTACGGTATTTAAACAGATCTTCTTCGCGAATGTTAAAGAAGCTCGCAAAGTCTTTCCAGTCCTGCTCTCTCGTAATTCCGCCAGAGGTGAGCCGTTTATATATTTCACCGATATTTGCCATCTGTACTAAATCAGCGTTCGTTTGATTTATCTGCTTTGTACTATCTACGACGTTGCCATAAATAATTGTATCAAGATTGCTGCTTAATCCTTTTATAACTTTTCCTTCTTCTTCAAGCGCTTTGACCGTTTCAGACAACACAGTCCTTGCCAACGTTTTCTGCGCCTGTGTGGCGGCTTCAGTGTTTTCTCCAAGAGTCAGCATGAATTGAGAGAATCCGTTCAGATTCATCAACTGCTGCTGCACAGTAGAGTCAAGCCCTTCAAATACTGCTCGTCCAGCTTTGCCTGCCGCGGCAATATTTGTCAGTTGATCTATCAGTTCTCCTGTCGTCAACTGAGCTTTCTGTCCAGCTAACGGACTACTTGAGAAGTCTTTCTCTGCTTGCGTCCAAAGTTCAGCCAATTCTTTTTCGTCAATTGCGTCTCCGTTTTTCCTCTTCGTTTCAAGCTGCAGCGCTTTTATCAGGCTGCTGCTTTGAGAAATTTGATCTTTGTACTCTCTCTGAGCAGCGTCTAAATCCATTCCTTGTTCGCGGATAGTCCGCAGCATATCCATGTTCTCAGCTTTAGAATATACACCGGCCGTAGTATACTTTTGTTTGGGCGTATAGCTGACGCCTTCGTACCAGTTCTCTCCCAAAGTAACAGTAGCTTTCGGCTTTTTGCCTGCGGTCAACTCGATGTTCCCGTCACTATCTAATTGGTCCCAACTAACTGTACCGCCTAAAGCCTTAATGCCAGCGGCAGTAATCTGGCCATTTTCAAACAACGCAGCAAGAGCAGCTTCACGCTCTTTGCGATAACCAGCACTGTTACCGAACATTAAATCAACAATACTTTGCCCATTGATATCAGTCCATCTTTGTGCGTCTTCATATGTTTCTACGTTCTTCGCGCCAACAACACCAGCCGCATACTTCCATACTTCATCACTTACGTCTTGATAACCGATCTCACCTTTACGTAGTTTATCTAACTGTTGATATGCATAAGCTCTGTATTGTAAATCTTCAAAGCCAGTATTTAAGGCGTTTATTCTCTGTTCGCCGGTGCCAGACGCGGACAGCTCCGCTGCCAAAGCTTTGATTGACTCAAGTTCTGTTTTAAACTCCTTGACGTCGGCTAAACCATCAACACTAAACTTCAATTTGATCTGTGTTTCGAGTTCAGCTTTACGAGCAGCGTTAGTTGAATTCATGTACTCGTACAATTCAGGATAGCTGCTCTTTAATTCTTCTGCATATTCGCTATATTCTGTGTCTGCTTCATTAGCATTCAATCTACGTCCAAAAATATCTTGCGCCACGTTTCGAATTTCAGATTTGGTATGAATTGGTTGAGTGGCTTCAAACAAGTTGGTTGATTGATATTCTTGATTATTGTACCAGTCTCTGTTGATCGAATAATTGCCCTTGCCGTCACTACCTATGCCATACGTAGTTTCATAAAAAGCTCTTATTCTTCTACGATCCTTCAGACTTTTTGCATTCTTCATCTCTTCTTCATACGCATTAACGATACTCGTCTCGAACGCATCGCTTCCAAGGTAATCCTGTAACTCTGTTTGCCAATAACTACGATCCTTAGAATAATATTGTGCCTCTGTTAATCCAAGCTGACTCATCAACGCTTGATCCATTTCTCTTGTGAAAGATGCAGGACTTGCGGAAGCAAGGCCGCCGAGCTGCTGATTCGAATACGTCTGAGAACGAATAGATTTCATTGCGTCAAATCTGAGAATACCGCCGGCCGACAGATTCTTTGCGGCAGTTGCAGCTTCTTGCGTTAATTCACCGACCGTAACTAAGTTATCTAATCCATCTACCTCAATCTGTATTTTTATTTTCTTGAGTAGCTCTTGTCCTTCTGCAGATTCGCGAAGTTTATCATCCATTTCGAGATACTGAGCAACTTCACTCGAATAACCTTTTAACAGTGTTTTACGTTCTTCAATGTTTTTGCCAGTTAGTTCTCCGCCATTGATTACGGTGTTGATGTCAGCCAATGTCTGCGCTCTTGATACGTGTCTGCGATTCCAATCAAACGGGTTTAGCGGGTTTTCTTCAACAGCCTTGCCGTTATACTTTGCTGTAACTTGCCCTTGGTCGTTCATCTCAAACGTATAACCAGCTTGTTTGTAGGCGTCCATCATTGACTTGTATTCTTCGTTATCGCCAGCATATGCATTCCAGAATCTAGTGAAGCGATGAGAATCGTCAATCTCTGGGTGACCAAGATTAAGTCTATCAAAAACTGCTTTTGTTTCCGGATTTTCCTCGAACTTAAACAAGTCATTAAACACAGATGCAGCACTACGTTCCATTGCCCCGGCTTCTCTTTGTTGTCTATTTTCTTCAAGTGCTATATACGCTTGTTGATTGTTCATCAAAGTATTTCTGTCGATGCCCCAATTCTTCGCAATCATATCCATCTGTTCTGTCGTCGCAGTACCGTTCTTGATTGCTGTCAAAGCTGCAGCTTGTTGATTGTAACTATAAGCTGCTCCGGTGGCTTGAGGTATCAAATTAGCAATAGTGTTTCCTGCAGCACCTTTTCTCAACTGTTCCTTGAAATCTTCCATCGTGTACTTGCCGCCGTTTTTGCCAAGATCAATTGCTATCTTTCTTAATTCTTCATCGCTGCTAAAGAGTTGGGCAAAGTACTCAGAAGCATCTCCTGCTTCTATATTACTTACAAGCGTAGCATAATCATCCGCATTATTGGCATAACTTAATAAGCTCGAATATTTCGGCCTTAAATCAGCCTGTTTCGCAGAAGCTTGAGCATCCTCAGCAATTTGTTTAATATCACGAGGTGTTTTTGTTTCTACGTTTGTCATTGTGTTTTTTGCGGAAGTTCCTGATTCATTTGACTCTGTTAATTCAGACTCAGCGGAAGCTTCAGACTCATTTGACTCTGTTGCTTCAGGCTCATTTGAACTTTGTGATGATCTTTTTGCAGCAATTCTTGCATTTTGTTCATCTCTTTCTTTTCTCAGTTTTCTTAATTTATCTTGTTCGGCTGGTTCAAGTTGTACCACTTCAGGAAATTCTGCACGTGTTATTTCTTTTCTCTTTTCGTCTGTTACAGGAATCTCTACAACTACATTTTCATCTTCTGTATTTGTTTTAGTTTCAAGCAGAGCTCCTTCTTTTTCGCTAATTCTAGAAGTTACATTGTCCAATACTTCCGAAGAAAGAACGACGTCTTTTAAAAGTCCCCTTTGGTATACTTGGCCATACGTCCAACCATGTTTCTTTGCTTTATCGTATATAGATTTATCAATAGCTCCAGCTTCAAACATTTCATCCAAAGACAAATATGGCAATGCCTTTTGCAACACAGATTTTGTAGGACCATATTGTTCTATCTTAGCTTCCATTGGAGCTGCAAATAAATCGTTGAAAGTTTTTGCATCAACATGATCCCAATCAGCATTAAACCAATCATCAAAGCCCATTTCCTTAAGCTCTTCATTTGTAAAACCGTTTGCTATAGCTCTATTATATAACAAACTAAGATATTTTAATGGCGTCTTGTCGTCATCTTTTTTCTCGGCTATTTGTTGCAATTGAGATAATTCATCAAAGTGTTTTCTTGGTATTGTTTTTGTCGCAGTATCTGTTTCTGTCGATGCTACTTCTGGCGCGGCTATAGCTTTTGTTCCTGGCGTTGCTTCCGATACGGCATCGATTTCGGTTGACGCCGATTTCGGAACAGCGTTGTTTGCATCCTTCGACGTACTGTTTTTGCTTCTTTCTCCGATTATCTTTTCTATTGGACCAATAAAGCTTTCAAACGTGTTGGTATCCCAACCAGAAGTTGACAAAGAGTTGAATAAAGCTTCGTTTAAGCCCATCTCTGATAGCTCTGTAGGTGTGAACCCAGCAGTAAGACCTCTTTGATACAAATCAATGATACGTTCTTGTGGCGTCAATAGGTTTTCTGGCGCCCCAGGCCGACGATATCCAGACCCAATATCGCTTGCGCCATTGTCTGCAATGGTTATTGATCTTGAAGGAGCGACAAAGGCAGATCGTTCTGGCTTACTTGCCGCTTGATCAGCAGGCTGTGTTTCAGTAGTAGTTTCGGTTACTTTTTCTTTGCCTTTGCTTAATAGAGCTTCATACCGTTCTTTTGCTGTCTCGTCGCCTGTAATTACTTCAGCAAGTGCGCCAATTGCATCAACTATTGAGTCTCCGGCACCTTCAACGGCCGATACCATAGGATCAGTATCTATACTCGTCATCTCATTGTAGTGTTGATCGATCAAAGTCTGAATACGTTCTGCGTCATTCGCGTCTACATATTCTTCTGTACCGAAAGTATATGTTCTACCATCTTTCCCTGTATACGTAATCTGAGAATTGTATTTTGAATCATATGGATTAAAAGTTTTATTCAAAAATTCTGTATCTTTATTTGTATATCTGGAAACTGCGTTTCCTATATATGCTTCTGTAGCATTTGCAAGTTCGCCGGCATCATTATATTGACCCGGATTAATATCTTTAATAGCTTGCGATATGAATCCTTCAAAAACCTTTTGATCCATATCTTTGAATAAATATGACAGACGGCTGCTGTTTCTCAAGTATGATTCTACCGCACTTGTTTTTGCTTCGCTCGCATTAACTTGTGCACCACTCAACAAGCTCGCCTGAGATCTGCTTTGATACGCCTGAAGAGTTCCATAAAATAGTTCAGGCGTCATTTCAACTTTACCGCTATTTACATTATTCATCATTTCTACAAACTCTGAACTTCCATCAAAACCTTCAATCCAATCAAGCACATTAGAAAGATACGCTGCAGAATTCGGTACTACTATTCCACCTTTAGCATCTTCTATTCTTTTACGTATGTTAATCGGATTATTTGGGTCAATCACATCGTTGCCCAAATTCAATAAGTACTGACCTGCAAAATAGTTCATTAAGGCATCTTCATCAAGTATCGTATCGCCATTTTCATTTTCTTTTAAGTACTTCTCTCGATTCTCTGTGATACCAATGCTTTCCAGATATGTATATGCGTCTTCGTTAAATATTCCGCTAGTTTTTCCTTCAACAAACTGTTTTACAGCACCCAGATCTGTTAACGTATAGAATAAATCAGAATTTTGCTCAGCAAACGCTAAAGAATGCTGTACAATATCTTTAGCGTTGAAACCGTTGTTTTCATACAGTCCAACAGTACGATTGTTTTCATCAAATACTGTTTCAAGATTTGAATTAAACTCTTTAAGTTTTGCAGTGTCTGCAACTTTTGCAGCGTCTAATCTTAATTGCGTAACCTTTTTCTGAGCCTCGCCTACTGCTTCAGCCCATTTCAATACAACTGCACCATTTTCATCAAACCCAACACTCAATCCGCCTAACGTTGTATATAGTCCTTCTAACGCACTCTTCAACGCTTCAGCCTTTTCAGTCTTCATCTGACCTTCTGCTCTTTCGTAAGCTTCACCAAGTTCTCTTACTTTATCTATTTGTTTCTGCTCATCAGCTGTTCTCTTCATCTGAGCTTCATAAAACTTATTTCCAGATTCAATCTGCTTCTTCGTTCTCGCTTCTTCTGTGTTATTGCTTGCGCTTTCAACCATATCCCCAACGCCACCGGCAATAGCGATGATACCTGCCGCCGCACCAAGAGACAGAATAGTACCAAGTACGCCAAGCGTACCTTTGCCGAATCCTTCAACTGCAGCATTGGCCACCATCGCCTTTACGCCGAACGCGACAAGCGCCGCGCCAATAATCGCAAGGCCAGCAACCCAACTCTGTCCATTAGAGACGAGGTTGTTGAATCCGTTGATGATTCCGGTGACACCTTCGATAGCTGGAGCGATTGAGTTACCTCCGGCGATAGTATTGACAAGGCTATCGTATGTACTCTTCAGTTCGTCTAACGCCGCAGTTACGCTCTTGATTGAGATCGCGTACTTATTCTCCGTCGTTCCTTCACTATTCTCAGCCATGCCTAACAGACGTTCAAGCTCGGCGCCGCCGTCTTCGGACATGCCTTCCATCAAGCTCTGGAACACGTTCATCTGTCGGCCGCCAGCCATCGTGTAAGTGATGTTGCTGCGCTGAATATCTGTCAAGTTGCCCCATACTTTACTCAAGTCCCTCAACACGTCGAAGCTGCTGCGGAAACTCTTGCCGTCATCGTTTCTTAACTTAACGCCTGCGCTCTTCAGGGCGGCTTCAACATCGTTAATCGTAGTTGTCGCACCGGACTGATCATTGACAAGGCCCTGGTTCGTAACGCGGTTCATGCGGCTAAAGATCGTCTGCAAGCCGGTACCAATCACCTGGCCGCTCAGTTGCGTCTTGCTTGTGCCAATCGTCAGCAGCGTCGTCAACTCTTCGTAGCTGACGCCCGCCACCTTGGCGGCGGCAGCGGATTTCTGCATACCTCTGAAGATCTGCTCTGCCGTTGTAGCGGCGGTATCACCGAGCGCGACAAGGACATCCATCGCTTCTGTAGCGGAAGAGACAAGCCCGTTCTGTATCGCCGTAGTGATTGCCTTACCGGCATCCGTCACTTTCGCGCCGGCAACTGTAGCAAACTTGATGATTGCACTCGTGCGTTCTTCAACTTGCTGGTCGTTTAAGCCCTGGCGGTACAGGTCAGCTTCAACAGACGCAACATTCGCTACGGGTGTCTTCAGCTGTATCGCACGGTCAATCGTCTGCCTGCGTACTGTAGCCATTTCTTCGTCGGACTTCATTGTAATAGCCTGGATCTGCCGCATCTGTGTATCAAATTGAGTCGTAAATGTCTTTGCTTCGCTGATGGCCTTCTGGAATATTTGCCTACCAAACTGCTGGATTAATCTGTCTAATGCCTGAGCCGCCGTATCGATACCGGCACCAACAGCATTCATGACACTATTGAAGTTTCCAGCTTCATCACCGAAGTGTGTCATACCAGCTTGAGCTGATTCTAACGCGGCATTCCAATGATTTAACGATGCAGTTGCTGTGTCATAACTATTTTGAGCGTTCTGCCTTTCTTCATCTGTAGTATCAGCCTTAAGATGATCCAATTCATATTTTCTCTGTCGTTGAAATTCAGCAGCTTGCGCAACCATCATTTTATTGTAAGCGTATTGACTGCGATACTGATCATATAAATTGCGGCGCTGCATATAATTTCGAGAGAAAGGATCACTGAATCCACGCATATTCCAGTTGCGCTGCATCTGCTGTCCCTGCATCTCGGCGCGTTCTGCCTGCATCAACTGTCGCTGATCTTTCATACTTTGTTGAATTCGATAAGCGGCCACTTGGTCATCTACATAATTGTCTCCAAACATCCTTTTTATCGTGTCTTCGCGAAGCTCTTTCTCTTCTTTATTAAGCTTGCTTTTTCGAATTCTTTCGATGATCTTGTTAGCGTTATCAACATTAACGCTGGCTTTATGACGTACAGCATCCTCTCCAGTTAAATACGAAGATACATCTAAATGTCTCTCATCAAATCGGCGATTGTACTCTGCAAAAGAAGTGCTAAGTAATCGACGCTCATCGTCAGTAATAAGCTTTCCTGAATTATATTTTTTTGCGATACGGCTTTGTTCTTGCCTAAAATCCAAAAAAGCTTTTTGTCTTTCTAAGTCATAGCTGTCTATATCCGTTGAATATGTGCCTAATATTTGTCTAACTTTAGAACGCTGTTGCAAGTCCAAAGCATCTTTTTGAAATGCAGCGTTTTCATCAATTTGTTGAGTAAGCGTCGAATAATTTTTCATTTTCTTTTCTATTTCTGCATCATTTAAACCTTGATCTTTGTATACTTTTGCAAGAACATCAACCAAAGCTGATACTTGAACCTTAGCTTCAGCAGCACCTTGCTTTAGTTTTTGAAATGGGTCATTAATTACAGTGTTTTTTATTTTATCTAATGTTTCGGTGGCTTCAGAAACTTTCAGTCGCCCAACTTCGCCCTGCGCAGATGTGATATTTTTATTTGATTCTACCAATCGCTTTTCAAACAGATCCCTTGTTTTATCGTCAAATCCGCCAGCAGCTAAACGTTCCTCTAACAGATCTCTATATCCTATTAAATTTTCTATATCCTTATCGTATGCCTCAAAACGATCTTTTAATATCGCAGCGTTCCCATTATGCTTTACATTCTTTTTTTGATATTGCTCCAGCGTTCTCTTAGTCTTGAACGCTGTTGTTTCTGCTAAATCTTTATCCACTAAAGCAAACAAACCATTGTCTTTGGAAAGCCAGCGATTAATGGTATCTTGATCGTCCGTACTCAACGCTGCAAATTCTTGCGATTCTCTAAAAGCGTCCAACTCTTTGCTAAGACGATTAGCCATATTCCATTTATCGTTATAATATATATCCGCTTTGCTTAATCCTTCTAATTCATTTTCTTTTTTCGCAATAGAAGAATAGAGGCCTGAAGTAAATTGTCCAACGTTAGACCGTATGCCATTAAACCTCTCTTGTGCTTTTATAAAATTATAAGCTGCTGAAATCTGATTTTCGGCCAAATCAATATTCTGTTCGATAGCTGCTTTTCTTTCGTCGTTATCACCGATCTCTGTTGTTAATGTTTTTAATTGCTTGAGCTCTTCAACCTCTTCATTGGCTAAGTTGACCCATTGTCCATTGTTTTTAACCTTGAACTTAGAATTCTTTCCGTCATCTACAATTATTTGTCCTGATTCAATAGCATCATACAAGTCTGAAACAGCTTTTGCATCTTTATCAATTGCTTCTTGAGAAAGACCTTGTTTTTTAAAATGTTCAGTTCGCTCTTTGATATTTTGTTCTTTAGATATATTTGGATCATATATCATATATTCCGTATCGGAAATAAGCCTGCGGCCATTGCCAGCCTGTTTAGCTTTTATTTCATCAACACGACGTTGTTTTTCTTGATTCTCTTTATCAATTCTTTCTAATTCTCGCTTGTTCTGCTCAATGACTTTTTCTGGTTCTTTAAATGTTATTCCATAGCTCGTGCCAAAAACAGAGTGTTGACCAGATAAATCAGAAAGCTGTTTTAACTCATTTCTTAAATCTTGGTTACCACGTGCAATAGATTCTGTAACAACAAATTGATCTATGTTTTTCGCTACTTCTCCGCCAGCTTCTCTGAACCGTCTTGCAATTTCCTTGTTTTTATCGCTCGTAGTAACAAAACGACTGTCTTGATTAACGTCTCTTGTGATCTCATTATAAGCCATTGTACTCATCAGTTTTGTTTCTTCGGCCAATGAATCAGACAAAGCCACATATAGACCTTTGCCCATGTCGCGCCGTATATTTCTTAACTGCTGAGTCATTCTGCCGGTAGCTGTGTTTAAATCTACTTCAGGTAACTTAGCAAATATTTCATCTAAATTCAGTTTGCCGTTAATATCAAAGCCCTGTTTATGGGCTAAAAACCTTGTATATAAAGCTGCTTGAATATCTCCTTGCTTCTGGCTGGGAAGATTCACTTTATCAATATTATGTTTATTGAATTGCGCTTGACTGTTTTCTGTCCACATCCGATTGCCATCTACATCTTCTAAAGCATCGTTTATCCACTTAAACATAGCCGCAAATGGAGCGCCGCCAGAGAGAATTTTTCGTTCGTCTTCAGTTAAATCAAAATTGTTTCTTTCTTTTAAAAACGTAGAAACAGCGTCATAGTGAGACGCTGAATCTCGGTGAGCTCTTGCGACACGTTGAGATACACCATACTGCCATGCATTACGGTCAACAGCGTTGGCTAATCCCATCTTTTGCCCGGCTTGCGCGCCTTCAATGATTTCGTGTGCGTTGGTTTTACTATCAAACATGTCGAACACGGCACCAGGCTGATTAGCAGCTTGAATGGTACGTTGAGCTTTTAATGCTTCTTGCTCTTCTTGTGTTCTGCCGGATCTTTCGACAATGTTTTTTTGGTACCACGCTTGAGCGTCTGTCATTAGCTTATTCATGGCGGCAGCAAAGCGTGGATTATTCCGGCTAACGCCTTGGCCGCTTAAGTCCATGATAGCATTAATGTCGCCGTCAAAGTCTTCTGTTTGCATAAAGCTGAGCATTGGAGCGCCAGGCGCCATATATAAACCATTCGGGTCAAGGCCCAGCGTTTTTACCAATGCTTTAAAATTATCTTTTACTGCTTCATTACCGGCGACAATGTTGCCTTCTGCTGAATACGGAGCGCGAACAATGCCCAGCGTATCGGCAAGCATGTTCATGAATAAAACGTTGTTTTCGTCGATTGCAGCGTTTTCCTGCTCTTTTGTTAGCGAAACTCCAGCACGCTTCAATGCTTTGTTGACGATGCTGGGAACCCACGGCGCAGCCATTCCGTATTGAATACCGCCTTCAGGACCCAAAAGGTCACCTTGAGATATTCTTTCAAAAATAGAATCTCTGTAATCCTGTATAGTCTGCTGAGCAGCAGGAGAATTTAAATCAATATTTTGCCCGCCAAATAATTTCCTACGTACAGTTTCGTCGTCACCAAGCGAAGCTAATTCATCGAAAACATTTTGCATAAAGTATTTCCGAAGTTCAGGAGTAAAAACAGGACCTAAAGTCTGAACCATCTGATGAGACAACCATCTTTTTTCAGTATTAGCGCCTTCATATGTTACTTTGGCTGAAAGATCCCCGCGCTGCATAACTTGGCTTCTGGCGGCATTAATTGCTTCAAGAGGTAATAGATTTCCTTTTTTGTCACGATACAGGCTATCAAAGTTTTTTATGTTGGCCTGGTCTTCTATCATTGTAACATCCGGCCCGATAACTAAATCTTGTCCGCCAGGCGCAGCTTTAGGGATAACAAGATTGCCTTGACTATCAATTTTATCTTTATAAAGTTTTCGTAAGCCGGCCATATTGAACTTAACATATGTAGCTTTTTCGGCTGCCTCATTTTCTCTGCCTTGAAAGCTGGCCGGAACAATTTCATCACTTATTAAATTGAAGCCGTCCATACCGAGCTCTTTAAGGTTAGACACAACTACTTTTGCGCCACGTAAGTCTGATCCATATAAGTCAGCAATCCTTTGAGAGTCGGTAGCTGTCTTATTTTGATAATCTAACGCCTTATGAAATTTGACAGGATCCGTATATCGTCTTTGCGCACCGTTTAAAAATACGTTTCTGCCTTTTTCAAAATCCCCGCCGCCTAATTCTTTGATAATATCGTCGAGAACAAATTCGGCATGAGTTGCATTGTGCCTGACATATGAATAATGTCTGCCATTGACAGTATAACCATTTTCAATTCTTTCGGCTAAATCTTTTTCTATTTCTTTTAATCTTTCAGGTGAAGTTTCATAATCGTAAGCTTCTTCTGGAGTTTTTAAGTAGATAGCGTTTCTGCTGAAACCATTATGTTCAACATTGTCACCGGCCTGCGTTGCGCGTAATTTTCTGTGATGAATACTGTCTCGCAATGTGATCTGATGGTAGTCTTCTGGCCTGACTGGTCTTCCTTCTTCCGTCACTGGTTGCCCGTCGAACTGTGCGCCGTGTTTCATTTCATCGAGCGTATATTCAGCAAAAGCGCGCGTATCGATTCTCGGTGCGAATCGAACGGTGCCTAAATCTTTGCCGCCTTCAGAAAACCGACCTTTAGACGCTTCATAATATCCGGGATTCAACCATGATCCAAAACGATCGTTCATCACTCTGGCAGTTTGTAAACTGCCAGTCAGCATCTTATTGTTTTTGCGAATGATCTTATAAAAGACATCTGGATCTTCAACATCAGTAATTCCATAACGCGCTTCGCCCTGAGCGCCGTTGACGATG